TAAGATCATTGTAGGAACTGCTTTAATTCCAGCATTTACTAAAATTTGAGGATCTGAGTTATATGTATCTACATCTTCAAACTTTAGTTTTTCACCATAGTTCTTAACAACTTCATCAAGTATAGGTTTGATAATTTTACAAGGACCACAGTATTCATGTCCAAATTTAGTTAATTTTAATTCTGCCATAGACTATAACTTAACATAATATCACAGGAAAATCAAATTTTTAAATAAAAATGTAAATAAGAATACATATGGAACCTGAAATAAAGTCAAAAATAGCAAAAATGCTATATAATCTTGGTACAGAAAATAGAGCAGCAGCAGATAAAGAGTTGAGAAATATTATTAAAAGTAAAGTTAGAAACTCATTATCTAGAGAATATGAAAAAGTTAAGGCGACTTTTTCAAAAGAAAATACATAATTTATATAAATAACTATTATATGCTAACAGAACTTAAATCTATTTTCGAATCTGTGGATAAGGAAATTCTTTCCGAAGACACTTTGAAAGCAATTTCTTCACTTATTGAAGAAAAAGTAAATGCTAAGGCTGAAGAACGTATTGAATTAGAAGTTGAAAATGCTGTAAAAGCACAGTATGCAAAATTCAAAACCGTTTCAGAAAAAGCAATCGCATCTATTGATGCAGATCACACCAACAAAATCAAAATGGTTGTTAATGCAATCATGGAAGATTACGACCAAAAACTTCTTACAGTTCATGAGGGTTACAAAAATCTTATTGCTAATACTGCAATTAAGCATCGTGACACTCTTGTAGAATCTGTTGACGAATTCCTTGATTTATACATCGAGAAAAATATTCCAAAACAAGAAATCGAAGAAGCTGCAAGAAACCAATATGCTCTTAAAGCAATTGAAGAAGCTCGTAAGATTCTTGGTGTTGATGAGAAGTATATGCAAAACAACTTCAAAGAAGCACTTGTAGATGGTAAGCGTCAAATGGACACTCTTCTTAAAGAAAATGAACAACTTAAAAAGGCAAAACTTATTGCAGAAAACAAAAAAGTTTTAGCAGAAAAAACAGCAAACCTTCCAGTTGAAGTTGCTCGTTTTGTACGTTCTCGCCTTGAAGGTAAGTCTACAAGATTTATTCAAGAAAATTTCGAATACGTTATGGACATGTATGGTCGTCAAGAGCAAAAAGCTAAACAATCTGCACTTCTTAGCGAAAAGAAAACTTATATCGTTGATCGGAACAGGGTAGCCGATGAATTCATCAAAGAATCAGAAAATAAGACAATAAAACAATCTAATCCGCAGAACCCAATGGAAGATTTGTATTTAAGTGGCTTAAATTTCAGAAAATAAACAAAAACAAATAAATAAAATATATGCAATCACTAGCTTCAAACTACGTTGACTCGGCTCCCTCTCTCATTTCAAAAGAAAGAGGTAAAGCATTAATCTCAAAATGGAGTAAAATCCTCGATTTTACTGACAATCAAACTAAACCTATCGAAGGTTATCAAAAGCGTTTAGCAACCGCGCTTATGTGCGAAAACCAAGAAACTTGGCTTCGTCAAAACGGTCATATGCCTCGTTCTCTTGTTCAAGAAAACGGAATGGCTGACGGTGGTACAATGAGCAATACAGTATGGGGTGGCGGCGACGGCACAGCAACTTATGCTTCTGGTGCTTACGGTAATCAAGGACCTGGTACTGGTGGTAATACTGACTGGTATGCTCCTGGCGATGCGCGTCTTCCAAAGACTCTCATTCCTATGATTCGTCGTACTTTCCCTGAGCTTATCACTCATGAAATCGTCGGCGTTCAGCCAATGAGCGGTCCTGTTGGTCTTGCTTTTGCTCTTCGTTATTTCTATGACCAAGATCCTCTTGCATGTTCACCATACAATGATAAAGGTTGTACTAATGTAAATGGTAGCGCAAAAACCTTCCCTAATGGTCCTGGCGTTTGGACAGGTGCAGATACTGATGAAGCAGGTTATCAAAAACTATACACTGCTCACACTGGTATCACTGCTGCTGGTCTTTCTGGCTTAGGTATTCATAATCCTAATGGTCCTCTCTCTGCAAATAGCTGCTTTGACTTCACTCCTCAAGATATGGGCGTTGCTCAACTTCTTGCTCACTTTGAAGCATCAAGCAACATTCCTACAATGTCTCTTAAGATTGAGAAACAAGCTGTTGAAGCTGGTACTCGTCGTCTTGGAACATCATGGAGCATGGAACTTGAACAAGATCTTATGAACATGAACGGTATTGATATTGACTCAGAAATGACCAATGCAATGTCCTATGAAATTCAAGCAGAAATCGACCGTGAAATGGTTATCCGTATGATTCAAGTTGCTCTTAACGCAGGTTTCGGTAATGGTTATTCAGTATGGAAACCACAACTCGCAGATGGTCGCTGGTTCGCAGAGCGTGGTGTTGACTTCTATGCAAAAATCGTTGTAGAAGCTAACCGTATCGCAATTCGTAACCGTCGTGGTCCTGCTAACTTCATTATCGCAACTCCAAAAGTTTGCACAATTCTTCAACTCCTTCCTGAGTTCCGCGTATTTGAAATTGCATCCGCAATTCAAGCTCACCCAAATGGTGTTGCTCGCGTAGGTACTCTTGCAGGTCAGTTCAACATCTATCGTGATACTCGCACAGAGGCTCAATATCTCGCAGGTGTTCGTTCTGAGCCAGTTGAGTATGCTCTTCTTGGTTATAAGGGTTCTGAATTCTGGGATACTGGTATCGTGTATTGCCCATACATTCCAGTGCTTGTTCAAAGAACAATCTCTCCAAACACATTCACACCTAATGTTGGTATGATGACTCGTTATGGAGTAATTGACAATCTCTTTGGTTCTGGTAACTTCTACCACTTGATTATCGCACGCGATCTTAACACTGGTCACTTAACATCTTGTAGTAATACTCCTGCACTTAGCGTAGTGTCACCTAACCCAATCAATTACAACTACCTTAGCTAATCGCTGGTAAAGTAAAAGGTTAAAAGTTTGAAACCCTCTAGGAAACTAGAGGGTTTCTTCTTTTTGATAAGTAATTATATGAATTTTAAACAATTTTATAAACAAAGAACAGTGGAAGAAGCTTTACATTCTAAAATAAAAGATACTGGTTTTTATAGTGATTATCTAAGAAATAAAGGTTGGTCTGTTATTGGATCTGGTGCAAGAGGAATTGTATTTGATAAGCCTAATAAAAAATACGTATTGAAACTTTACCGTAATGATTATTGTTATAATATTTTTTTAGATTTTATAGAAAAAAACCAAAACAATCCTTATTTAGTAAAAATTCAAAGACGAATAGTTTCTGGTGATACAGGATTAGTTTCTATTGAAAAATTAAAACCTATATCATATTCTAGTTGGCGTGATTCATTAGTAAGCTCTTTAGGTGGTTACTTAGAAAAAATAGATATAAAAGATAAAAGTTTTGAAGATGTTTTAGAACTTGTTAAAGATATAATTAAAAATAAATATACAGATTCTTTAAATGATGATTCTATGTACAAAGTAAATGATCCTAATATCACAGAAGATGAAAAAAATAAAAGACTTAAAAAAGATCAAAAGTTTAAAAAATCTTATTTTTCTTCTATAAAAAGATTAGACTATTTTATAGAAAGTTATTTACCAGCATTAAAAACTATGTATGATCTTAAAAAATATTTAATTGAAAACGGTGGAAGTGCATGTTATATAGATACCCACCTTGGAAACTTTATGATTCGTCCAAGCACAGGAGAAATTGTTATAACAGATCCGACAATATAATTAAACTTTATCTGCTTCTATAACATTTAATTCTTTCTCTTTCATTTTCATAATCATATCAAACATTTCTTCACGACTACCGCTCATAATAACGTTTGTTTGATTTAATGTTGTTCCTGCTGGAAGTGCTTCTGGTTTATTTTTATTAATAGTAAAATCTGCAAGCTTTTCCTTAATATCAATTTCTCTTGTTTTTGTTTTTTCAGTAATTTTATTCTTTTCTTTTTCAGTAAGAATTTTAACTTTATTCTTTAATGCTTCACTTTGAGCTTTACCAATATTTGAATATGCTTCGAAATACTCTGCATCACCTGTTGTTTCAACAAGACGTTTAGCTTCTTCTAAAACAGCAGAGTTTGTTTTAATAAGATCATCTAAATCTTTTAATGTTTTAGATAGTTCATCAGCTTCATCATATTCTTTCTTTTCAAAAGTTTCTTCACTTTCAATCTCTGAGAGTATATTACTAACTGCAAGTGCATTTAAAACATCGTCGTATTCGTCGTTATTATTCATGAAAATATTTATAAATAAGAGTATGAACATGCAAAAAATTACTATACTTTGCTGCTTATTGTTATCTTCTTGCTGTGTTTTTGAGAAAAAACCTGTAGGTGAACCAATAATAACAGACATGCCTGTAACCCCTAAACTAGTTCAATATACAGAAGGTCCAATACTTAAAAAAGTGGATAATAATTATATTGTAACAAAAGAACTTGTTAATAATGCAACCTTATTAACTGATTACTATAAAAGACTTGAAAAATGGAAGGAGGAGAAAAACGTAAGATGAAAGACTTAGAAGACTTATATATGGAAAATATATTTCCTAGAAATTATAACTTTATAATTCGAGAAAATTTAGGAAATTCTATGGAAGATGGTATATTAAATTTAAAAAATATTTTTATTAGAATTCATAAAGGTTTATTAAAACTTAAAAAATCAGGCATTTATCCAGAGGTTTGTGACAATATTTTAAATGAACTTAAACCTATTCGTGAATATTTAAAAATAAATTTAAGAAAAGACATTGAAGATGAAATAAAACAATATCTTAGATCTGCATCACCACAAGAAGTTGCAGTTGATATTAATGCTGCATTAACTTCTTATAATTTAGAATTACCAAAACTTTATCACTATTATGAATTAGAAAATAATGAAAAGATGTTAGATATTTTAAAGTCTGTAGCAAATCGAACTTCAACTGCACATGCTAGTTTCGAATATATTGCTAAAGATTTAGGAATATTTCCAGACAAATAATTAAAATATAAAAATAGATAATAAAAAACCCCGCTTTTTCAAGCGGGGTTTTTTTCAGCTTAGTTTAAATAAGCTCGTTAAAGTCAACACCAGTTCCAGTGATTACAAGATCAACAAGAATGAATTTAACTGGACGAGTTGGTTTGATATAAACAGCAACATTAAGAATTCCAGCATCAATTGTTGCAGGAGTATTGTTTCTGTCATCACAAACAAGCAAGTAGTCATATACACCACCGTTGTCTTTCATAAACTCAAGGATTGGACGAAGAGTATTACTAATACGACCTCTTGTTGTAAGTGTATTTGGTTGACCAATAAACTGTAAGAGGTTTGCCTGAATACTCTTAGCAAGCCAGAGTGCTCCACGACGAACAGAAATTTCTTTCAATGCTGAACTTTCTTTAAG